CGCTGTCGCGCGGGGCCCTCCAGAGAGACGCCGACGAGAAGAAGTCCGTCCAGATTGGCGATGCTCGCCTGTCCGTTGATGTGTGGAAGGTGGGAGACAAGAGGGTCGCATTCGGCGTTCCGACGAAGGAGGCGAGCAGGGTCTCCTACGGAACCAGTTGGAGAAATGACGCACCAGAGGATGTCGTAGACCTTGACTTCGGACTGGGGGATGATGTAGAAAGACTGCCAATCAACCCGTATGTCATCGCTGGTCTTGACTACAACAGCCCAGAGGGTCAGGAGACGGCGAGGAAGTTCGCCCAAGCGGTCTCGCACCTCATGGAGGACGGCTACGCAGGCGAGGCTTTCGGTGGTCCCCGACAGGTCGCACCATATGTATCGGCATTGCTCTATGCGGGTTCCCGTGGCGACTCCGACGCAATGGAGGAGTTTGAGAGGCTCGCCTCCATCGGGCGTGACAAGGCAGACCGACTGAAGGCGCAGAGACTGAAGGACACGGGCGAATGGCTGGAGCAGAGCGGAAACAAGCAGATTAGTGACGGTCGTCTGGACGGCGTGACGGCAGACCAGTTGATGCTCACGCACGAGACCTCGTTTGAGCCAGAGTACGACGCTGATGGCAATGTCATCCTGCGCCCCAACGGAGACTGGCGACAGCAGGACGATACTGGTGAGTACACCTACGGACGTGGCACCGTACACTTTGCCCTCAACCATGTTGTCTCTGGACACATGCACAGGACGGGGCATGGGGAGAAGCCGAGATGGATTATCGTCTCTGGTCTGAAGCCGACGATGGACAAGAACCCAGGCTCGCTTGACAACCTCTATGTCGTGGATACATTCATGTCCCCGACACCTGGTCAGCCACTCGTCATGCCGAAACAGGCTGTTCGTGTACTCAAGGTAGAGCCAGGAACCTCGCAGGCAGAGGTGGAAAAGATGTATCAGGACGCCATCAGGGAACTGGGTGGCGATGGCACGCCGACATTCCTCGGTGGAGACACCTACTCGCAGACGAGAGGCGCCGATGCCCTAGCCGCCAAGATAGGCATGGAACTGGGTGTCACCAGCACAGTCCACTCCGACCATGGCACCTACGCCAACGAGGAGGTCATTGAGGACACGAACAAGTCCTTTGCGCCGTCATCCTCGCAGGTATCAGAGATGTCGCCCAACGCGCTGGCTCGCCTCACCGCCCACGGACTGTGGAAGGGCAGTGAGTTGGACTTCGTGAACGAGGACGACCAACCACGGGGCCTCTGGAGCAGCACTAGGTCTGGAATGGGTGACCTCCCATCCGTTCGTGCCTACGACAAAGCGTTTGAGGAGGAGTATGGCTCCCCGCCTACAGAGGGTGATGGTGACTGCTTCGTTGCCGCCATTGACAAGGCTCGCGAACTAGCCAACGCATACGACAATGTACGGGTTGTACACGGCGTCCCCCTTGGGACTGGCGGAGAAGCCGAGGGTCTGCGCTTCCCCCACGCATGGGTGGAGTTCACCCAGATGTTCGGAGACTTCCCTGTTGAGTTCGTGGCTGACTTCTCCAACGGCAATGAAGTCATTATCCCCAAGCAGATGTACTACCAGATTGGCAAGATAGACGAAGGGTTCAACAGAGAGTACGCTGTTGATGAACTGGATGAACTGATTGAGAGCAATGGACATGCGGGACCCTGGTGACTACGACATTGAGGACTACCAAGACCTCTTCTCTCTAAACAAGCCCGAAATCGGCTCCCGTGGCGTGCCGTATGACGACGGCTTGGACGACATGGGTGAGAAGTCGCTGTGGTCTCAGACCGAGGCGAAGTCACTCAAGTACACGAAGCCAGACCTGCGCAACAGGCTCAAGAATGAGATAATGGCTGGAGGCAAAGGCGGTAAGCCAGGACAGTGGTCAGCACGCAAGGCACAACTGCTGGCTCTGGAGTACCGTAAGCGGGGCGGCGGCTACCGAGGGAAACTCGGCAAGACCCAACGGAAAATAAGGAAGTGGACTCGTGAGAAGTGGACTACATCGGATGGCAAGCCAGCGAATCGTCCTGGTGGTATGCGTCGGTATCTGCCTGCTGCCGCTTGGCGTCGCCTATCGGCGGCAGAGAAGGCGGCGACAAATCGTAAGAAAATCGCAGGAGGTAAAGCGGGTCGTCAGTTCGTTGCAAACACAGCGAAAGCCCGCACAGTGGGCAGAAACGTGCGACGGTCTAGAGGGGCGTAATCACCACTTGCCCAGCGGACAGGACTGACTCTTCACCTTGACCTTCAGTACCAAGAAGCATCCACACTCCTTGCACTGACGGGTGGGCGCAAAGAACCTGTCGCAATCACGGCAGATAAGGAATCGCTCCGCTGGCGACAGAGGCTCCTGCTCCTCTTTCTTCTTGCCAAATATCATCGCAGTCGCTGATTGCACTCAAGGCAGAACTCGGACCACGGGTAGTAGCGACGCCTGTTCAGGGGGTGCGAGCAATCCAGAGTGTCCTTGGCTGCCCCGTTCAGGACGGTACGAATCCACTCAGACATGGAAACACCCTTAGCGTCAGCGGACGCCTTCCACCGATTACGGTCATACTCCGTGGCTCGGATGAGAACCTGCTTGTCAGCCACATCGTCGCCAGTCTTTGATACGGCAAGGTCTTTGAGGGTCGTGTCAGCCTCGTGGTCCATCGCTGCTTTTAGGTTGTCCTCAGTCATCTTCTTCTACCAGTTCCGCTTCCGTGATTTCCTGTCCAGAGGAGAGAATACCCCGAACCGTCTCTGCTGGCAAGACACCCGAGGCACCCATGATTTCCAACAACCTCTTTGCCTCGCCCTCGGCATCAAACGAGGACAACTCTCCCTGGTTCGTGGTCTGCCCCGCCAGAGTCGCCACAATCGGGTTGGACGCCTGAACATCAACCTGAACGCTCACATTGCTCTGCTCCATGCCAAGCAACTTGGACCGTCTGTCCATGATTGAGAGAACCTGCTGGATGGCTTTGAGGTCGGGTTCCAGAGTGACCTCCGTGCCGTCGTCAAGGGTCACCTTGCGGTGCTGTGTCAGGGGCCATATCGCTGACTGGAGGTTGTCAAGTCTCTCCAACTCCATGCGAAGCACCTCTGGATACGCCATGAGGGCTTCCCTGTTCAGTTTCTCCAACTGACGCTGGACTGCCTTGTTCACGACGCTCGTGGACACCCCAAACCTGCGGGCGATTTCCGTCACCGACACGCCAGATTGGCGCATCTTGAAGATACGCAAGTCTCTTTCAGCGAGGAACTCTCGCCCCATCATCTTGCTGTTGCGTTCCTCGCTCATGTGTGGACCTTGCTGAACTCTGTGACCTCAAAGGGGAGGCGCTTACCCCTCTTCATTTTAGTAGGCCATTCACGCTCATCACGGGCACCTCGGAAATGCTTGACATCGTAAGAGAACTCCCCGATTGTCGTAGGGTCAGGCGTCAGACTGAGGCCGAACTCTGGCCAGCGGGACCACACGGCGGAGCCGAACGGGCGCAGGTCACGGGTGGACATTGACGAACCAAGAGGAGCGTGGTGTTCCAGCCACAGGGCCACTCCGTAGAGGGCACGCAGTTCGTCCAGATACCTAGCCACCTCAACGGCAATCGCCTCGGAGGTGCGGTTACCTGGGTCCACGAACGACTTGTAGAGCGGACCCATGAGGAGCAAGTCTGGCTTGACATCATCAATGGCGCGTTCTAGTATTTCCCTGTCCGATGCGGTCAGAAGATTCAGACCAGCGGGCTTGATGAGGATGTGTGCGTCAATGCGAGGAGCGAACCTACTGCTCTTGACATAGGCGTGGATGCTCCTCGTTGTGCGCCGAATGATGCGCTCTGGGTTCTCTAAGTCCACCGTGAGAGTCCTGATGGGCTTGATGCGGTTGTAGGTGAACGGGTGCATACCACCAGCCGTACAGAGAGCCACCTGACGGGCAAGCATCGTCTTTCCGACACCCTCCGCAGCGACGACCATGACTCGCTCGCCCCGCTCCAGAAGCCCATCAATCAGCCAGTCGTAGTTGTCGTTGTCTGCTTCTGCGATGAACTCGTTCCAGTCCACCAGCCTGCCCATGTCCACAGGACGCTCATGGGTGACACGGGTGAGTATCTGTGAGGTCTTGAGAAGCAACTGCTGTGCGCTCAGGTTGTCCCTGTTCAGTAGTTCCCGTACCTGCTCTGCTACTTCCTCGTACCTGTCCTTTGGCTCCTCGCTGACAGTCGGCTCCTCGGCAGGCTTCTCCTCAACGGGTGCCGATGCCTCCTCAAGGGGGATGAGGTCGTCTATGCGACCACCCTTTGCCAAGTGGTCGGTGATGTCCTTGCTGTCGGGGCACACGAAGCACGCCACATCGCAACCCACCTTTTCCAGTTCGGCTTTGACCATCCGTGCGTGGTCATGTCCTGGACCGTCGTTGTCGGCAAAGATGTCCACGCTCGCACCTTTGAGTGCCTGCGTGTGAATGTCAAGCCACTTACCAGCACCGTTTGGTGGTGTCGTGGCGACATACCCGAGAGCGATGAGCGTGTCTGCGTCTTTCTCCCCCTCAACGAGAATGACTGGCTTGCCGTGCTTCGCCGCGTTGAGGACGTTGGGAAGATTGTAGAGGACGCGAGGCGTGTCGCCAAGTTTGTAGTCCCAGCCACCCTTCGCCTTCGGGTCACGCTTGCGCTGATAGAACCGCTTCTTGCCGTCCTCGTCCACATAGCGCAACTTCTGGAAGAGGAGAGTCCCGTCCTCAGCCAGATAGTCGTATGTGGCTACGAGGGTGAGGTTGTCCTTCTTCTCCTGCTTCTTCGGCGGGAACAGCGAACTCATCGGCAGTCCGACGCTCTCACAGATTTGCTTGGCGTTACACGGAGTGCCTCTGTGGCAGGTGAGCAGGATGTTGCCGTTCC